AAAAACATGTCAGAAGCTACAGACCCAATAAACGTGATATACAAACTGAAGAGGAGCATGCAAGCTCAGATGGACACCCTCGTTCAAACTCTCGCAAACGGAGGGATTGACAGTCACGAAGAATACAAATATATAATAGGTAAGATTCACGCAGTGGACGCAATAAATCAGGAACTCTCTAACCTGCTAGAACCAAAGGAGCCAGAAAACGATGACAACATCACACGCATTAGAAGCTAAATATGACGCCGAAGAAGATGCAAAAAAGATAGCACAGCACGAGGCGGAAAAAGAACCCGAAAAAACAAATTTAGAAAAATTACCAAATCCTACAGGTTGGCGTATTTTAATTATGCCTTTTAGAGTTAAAGAAAAAAGTGAAGGTGGAATTATTATTGCACAAGAAACACTAGACAGAGCAAGGTCAGCTGTACAGGTTGGTTATGTTTTAAAAATGGGTCCTCTTTGTTATGCAGACAAAGATAGATATCCTACAGGTGCCTGGTGTAAAGAAAAAGATTGGGTGATCTTTGCAAGGTATGCAGGGTCACGAATGGAGATTGAAGGTGGAGAGATAAGAATGTTAAACGATGATGAAATTCTTGGGACAATAGATGATCCTAAAGATTTGATTCACGCAATGTAAACATAGAGGAGGATAATCTATGCAAGAAGACGATATAAAAATCGATGTCGGTGAAACCGATGAGCAGGCACAAGAAATAGATCTTGATGCACCTGCACCAGAACAATCATTAGAAGAGGAGCAAATTGATGTTGAAGAAACTCAAGACGATGGTCAGCCCGCTGACACATCTGCGCAATCTGATGAGCAGTCTGATGTTCAGGCTAGCGAACAGAAAAAAGAACTAGATGACTATAGTGAAGGCGTACAAAAAAGAATAGCTAAGCTAACTCGCAAGATGAGAGAAGCTGAGAGACAAAAAGAAGAAGCCATTCAGTATGCTCAAAATCTAAAAAATCAAGCTGAAAAGATGAGAGGTCAGTATGATACTCTCGGAACCAATTTTACAAAAGAGCTAGAAGCAAAAGTAACAAATGGTATGGATGCTGCAAAACTAGCTTATAAACAAGCTGTAGAATCTCAGGATATTGATGCACAAATCGCTGCACAACAGCAGATTGCAACAATGTCTATGGAACAAGTAAAGCTTAATGCTTTAAAAGAACAACAAGCTTTACAGTCTGAGAAACAAAAAACACAGCCACAAGGACAAGAAAACCTTTATCAAGTAGCTCAGGGAACACCAACAGCTCAAGAAGTTGCGCAAGCAGGAAGGCAGTTAGATCCAAAAGCTGAAGGATGGGCAAGTAAAAACCCTTGGTTTGGTACAGATAATGCAATGACTTACACTGCATTTGATATACACAGAGAGCTTGTTGAGAACGAAGGATTTGATCCACAATCAGATGAATACTACTCTGAGGTCGATAAACGAATAAGAGTTGCATTCCCACACAAATTTGATAAAGTGGAGCAACCTGCAGCTGAGCCACCGGCTCAGACTGTTGCAAGTGCTAAACGTCCGGCAACTAAAGGACGCAGAAAAACTGTGAAACTCACACCGTCACAGGTAGCTATTTCTAAACGATTAGGTGTGCCACTTGAAGAATATGCGAAACAATTAATCGCGAAGGAGGGCTAAGCATATGGAAAAAGAAAACATGAAGACCACTCGCGCGAGTCAAACTCGGGCTAAAACTGAAAAGCCTAAAGTATGGACTCCCCCATCATCACTAGATGCACCGCCTGCACCAGACGGATATAGACAAAGATGGATACGCGCCGAGTCTATGGGTCAAGACGACTCAAAAAACATAAACGGTAAGTTGAGATCTGGTTGGGAATTTGTCAGAGCTGATGAATATCCTAGTCAAAATTATCCGACGGTAACATCAGGTAAGTATGAAGGTGTCATAGGAGTTGGTGGCCTTGTGCTGGCAAGGATACCCGAAGAGCTCGCAAAGCAACGTGAAGCGTATTATAATCAAATAACGCAAGATCGTGATGAAGCTTTAGAAAACGATGTCTTGAAGGAACAGCACCCAAGTATGCCGATCAATCAAGAGAGGCAGACTCGTGTAACTTTTGGTGGTACAAAGAAATAGCTTTTTAGATATTTCCTACCCGCCGATTAACTAACAAACCTTTAAGGAGGAAAACAATATGGCAAACTTAAATGCCCCTTTTGGTTTAAATCCAGTTGGTAAAATCGGTAGTGGACCATCTCAGAAAATGAGCGAATATAAAGTCACAAACGACGCTATATTCCAAGGTGACCCAGTAGCCCTAGGCTCTGGTGTTATTGCACAATGCGGCGCATCAGCTGCAGCATGTGGAGTTTTCTGGGGAGCTAACTACGACGACTCGGATGGAAAACCGCAATTTAGAAACAATGTACCGGCATCACAAGCGGCAACCGCGTTTGTGTATGACGATCCATATCAAGTCTTCGAAATTCAAGGAGACGCTGGTGGATCTGCTGTATCTGCTCAAACAAACGTTGGCTTAACAGCTAACTATGAAGTAGACACAGACGGTGTTAACAACGGTGTAAGTGGATATCAACTAGATACTAGTGGTATAGGCGGAAGTCCTACTCCTGTGGCTATGATGATTACTGGCTTCTCAACTAAAGAAGGTCGTAATGAGGTAGGTGTAGCAAACACAGTCTATACAGTGTTAATTGATAATCATTTATACGCATAAGAATAGCAGGAGGATTATAATATGGCTATATCAAGACAACAGCTCGCTAAAGAGCTTGAGCCAGGTCTGAATGCATTATTCGGACTTGAGTATAAAAACTACGAGAACCAACACGCAGAAATCTTTGATACTGAAAACAGTGACAGAGCTTTTGAAGAAGAAGTAATGTTATCTGGTTTCGACAAAGCTGGCGTCAAGTCAGAAGGTCAAGCTGTATCTTATGATAACGCGCAAGAAACTTTCACTGCAAGATATCAACACGAGACAATTGCTCTCGCGTTCTCAATTACTGAAGAAGCGATTGAAGATAACTTGTACGACAAAATTTCTACACGTTATACTAAGGCACTAGCAAGATCTATGGCTCAAACTAAGCAAGTAAAGGCTGCTGCAGTATTGAACAACGCGTTCGACTCATCTGCACAGGCTGGTGGTGACGGAGCATCTCTATGTTCTGGACAAACTGCTGGTAGATCAGCTGGTCACCCGACTCTTGCTGGTAAATTTGTTAACGAATTGTTAGTATCTGCTGACCTTTCTGAAACATCTTTAGAGCAAGCTTTGATCGACATCGGACAGTTCACTGATGAAAGAGGCTTAAAAATTGCTGCTAGAGGTATGAAACTAATTATACCTTCAGAGCTACAATTCGCAGCTGAAAGAATCATGAAATCTGCTAATAGAGTTGGAACAGCTGACAATGACATCAATGCATTGGCATCTAAAGGAATGATCCCACAAGGATATGTGGTAAACAACTTCCTAACTGATCCAGATGCATTCTTCATTAAGACGGATGTTCCTAACGGTCTAAAACACATGGTTCGTGCGCCAATCAAAACTGCCATGGAAGGCGATTTTGAAACTGGTAACGTTAGATATAAAGCTAGGGAAAGATACAGCTTCGGCTTCTCTGATCCTAGAGGTATCTTCGGATCTCCAGGCGCGTAATCGTAAGGTTACAAACCAATTTAGAGGGGCGCTTCGGCGCCCCTTTTTATTTGCAAATAAGATATTAAAAGTTTATAGTCACAATACTGCGATAAAATAGTTAATATAGACGCGCGCAGTCGACGGCCTAGAGACTATATTAACGTAAACTAGGAGGATTATATCATGGCTAAAACTACTTTTTCAGGTCCAGTACTAGAAGGTAAAGAGGGTGTAAATATTGAAACTAAAAGTTCAAACTACACTGTCGTTGCTACTACAGACTCAGGAAAAACTTTTGTAAGTGCAACTGATGGAGTTGTATTTACTTTACCGGCAATTGCTACTGGAGAGGTTTACAAATTTGTAAACACTGCAGAAGACGGTACCAACACATTAACAATAAGTCCAAACGCTAACGATGGAATTGCTTATGCAGGAACCAAAGTAGATAATAAAGACTTAATCAATACAAAAGCTACTTCTAAACAAGGTGACTATGTTGTTCTTGCTTCTTTTGAAGAAACAGGTGCATGGCAGGTTACTGACGTTAGAGGAATTTTTGCTAAAGAATCGTAAGATTAATTAATTAATTGTGGGGCTTCGGCCCCACAAATTTAGGAGGACAAGATTATGGCAGGTGGTGGATCATTCACATCGGACCAGAAGACGGCGCATCTAGCAGCTGACGGACAATTAGTAACAGGACCTTGTAGAGTAACTTCTTTACAAGCAAAAGGTGGAAGTAACTGTGTTGTTATACTTTATGACAATACTTCTGCAGCAGGTACAGCACATACTTTTAAGTTTGATACAGAGGGACTACAAATCTATTTTCCTGGTAGCGGTATAAAATTTAAAAATGGTGTGTTTTTAGATTTAACAACTACTGGCGGCGTTACTATTACGTTCAACTAGGAGGTTAGATGGCAACATCAGGTACAACTACTTTTGAAAGTGGTTTCTTAATTGACGATGTCATACAAGAAGCCTATGACAGAGTTGGAGTTAAATCAGTAAGTGGTTATCAATTAAAATCAGCAAGACGCTCTTTAAATATCATGTTTCAAGAGTGGGCTAACAGAGGTTTACACTATTGGGAAATAGATAAAACCAGCATAGATTTAGTTGAAGGACAAGCTGAATACAGTTTTTTCAGAAGCGCTGATGATGGAACAAGTGCAACTACAGCACCTACAAATGGTATATATGGAGTTGATGATATTTTGGAGGCAGCATTAAGAGACAACAGAGCTACAACAACTCAAAGTGATTCCGCTCTTACTAAAATAAATAGATCTACATATTCTGGTTTATCAAACAAATTGTCAAAAGGCGCACCTTCACAATACTATGTACAAAGATTTTCCGATAAGACTATGCTTACGGTATATCCAACCCCTGATACCACAGCAGCAGCTAAACATTTGGCTATTTATTTTGTAAAAAGAATTCAAGACGTAGGTGGTTATAGTAATACAGCTGACGTTCCTTACAGATTTGTTCCATGTATGGTGGCAGGTTTGTCGTTTTATCTAAGTCAAAAAGTACAACCTGAGCTAACACAGCAACTTAAAATGTACTACGAAGATGAGTTAAATAGAGCCTTAACCGAAGATGGCTCTTCTTCAAGCACATACATAACTCCACAGGCGTACTATCCAAATGTCTAATTTTGCATCAGGTAAAAAATCAAAAGCTATTTCAGATAGAAGTGGTATGGCTTTTCCATACAAAGAAATGCGAAAAGAATGGAATGGTTCTTTTGTACATGTTTCCGAGTATGAGCCAAAACACCCACAGCTAGAACCAAAAACACAAAAAGGTGATTCACAAGGTATACAAAACGCCAGACCAGATAGAGTAGAACCGCCTGTTGCACACATATTACCTTTCGATAATTTAAGCGCAGGAGTTAGAGACAGTATAGTTGTAAATGTAAATGATCCAGGTCATGGTTTTGCAACCAATGATATTGTTAGATTTAGAAAAGTTGAGTCACACTTTCCTCCTTATCCTGAAGTTTCACACATACAGGATCATGATATTAATTATGCACCAGGCCATAAAGTTACAAAAATAGATGATGATAATTTTTCTTTTAGTCCAAACGACATTTTAGAAGCCTGGTTGACAGCTAATTGCAATCCTGGAGTAACCACAGTGTATATAGATTTGGATGGAACTCTTACAGAATATTATCAAGCAGTGGCAGCCTATGCTACATCAATTGGTCTATTAGACTCAGGAGGAGACTGGTATGATATGTCTCCTGCAATTGAAGCTGCAGCAGTAGCTGCATCTGGCACCTATTTTCAAACTTTAGGGAAAAGAGCTGAAGCAGATGCGCTGGTAGATCTAGTTATATCTAAGAATGGTTCTTATGAAATACTTTCTTCTACTACTTCATCCGGTATGACTGCTCAAAAAAATGCGTGGGTAGATGCTAATTTAACAGGAGCTAGAGCACCAGCAGCTAGAAACTATGCTACAAATTTCAATAAAGGCCCTTATGGTGGAGCAAACAAACTATTAATAGATGACAGAACTACCTATATAAATCAATTTGAAGCTGCTGGAGGTAAAGGGTTTAAATACTTTGAAAGTGGTGGTATAAGAAAGTTTGGAGGGAGACTGGCCTCAGTTGGACCAGTTACATTATTAGGATGACAACATACGCAGAATTAGTAACACAGATTAGAGACTACACAGAAACCGATAATCAGGTTTTAACAGATACTATTATCAATGATTTTATCGAACATGCTGAACACAGAATATTTAGAGATGTTGAGCTTAATGACAACAACATATATGTAAATGGTAATACAGCAGCTAATAACAGATTTGTAAGACTACCTGGATACAGCTCAACAGACCCCAGTAAACCTGAAATAGGTGATATAGCGACTATCAGGTATGTAACTTTATACACAGACACATCTCCTAGAACACGCTTTGATCTGGTTAGAGTCGATCAAGATTTCTTGGCTGAGTATTATGATACTCCAGAAGTGGGGTCATCAGCCAAACCTAGATACTATGCAAACTGGGACATGGGTACAATAGTCGTTGCACCTACGCCCAATGCAGTGTATAAATTTGAGATAGGTATTACTAAAAAACCAACAGGCTTATCAAGTAGTAACACCAAAACATGGGTCAGCGTAAATGCTCCTAATGTTATTTTGTATGCCTGCTTATGTGAAGCTTTTAAGTTCTTGAAAGCTCCACAAGACCAACAAGTTTACGAACAGTCTTACAATCAGGCTATTCAACAACTTGCACAAGAACAATTAGGTAAAAAACGAAGAGATGAGTTTAGGGATGGGTCATTACGTATTCCTATACCATCTGCAAACCCTTAATAGGAGAAAAGTATGGCAATTAACCAAGCAGTTTGTAATGTGTTCAAACAAGAATTACTAAAAGGTAACCACGATTTAGATGGTGGTCACACTTATTACATTGCGCTTTATACTTCTTCAGCAAACTTAGGAGCTACAACCACTGCGTATTCAACATCAAATGAAGTAACAAACTCATCAGGAACTGCTTACACAGCAGGAGGTAAAGAACTAACTGGTGAAACTGTTGCTGGTGGCGCTAGTGTGAGCACGGCGTATGCAACATTTTCTAATATATCTTGGACTTCTGCTTCATTCACTGCGAATGGTGCATTAATTTATAGACAAGATGGTGGTGCTCCAACTAATGATGCTGTTGTTGTGTTAGCGTTTGGTGGTGATTTTACGGCTTCCAACGGAACATTTACAATTCAATTCCCTACAGCTGGCGGCGGATCAGAGCTCATCAGATTAGGATAGGAGGACTATAAATGGCCTTCGTCGTAAATGATAGAGTCAAAGAGACGACCACAAGCACAGGCACGGGTACAATTAACCTTGCTGGAGCTGAAACTGGTTTTGAAACTTTTGTAGCAGGAATAGGCAATAGTAATACAACTTACTATTGTATTCAGGCACAGGGTGGTTCTGCTTTTGAGATAGGTGTAGGTACAGTTACTGATGCCTCACCTGATACCCTTTCACGTACAGCAATTATTTCAAGTTCCAACGGTGATGCTGCTGTTGATTTTGGATCAGGTACAAAAGATGTATTTTGTACATTACCTGCATCCAAGGCTGTCATAGAAGATAATAGTACAAACGCAGACATTGCTGGAAACTTAACTGTCGGTGGCACGGTTGACGGTGTAGATATTGCAGCAAGGGACGCTGTTTTAACTTCTACTACAACTACAGCGACCGCTGCTTTACCAAAAGCTGGTGGCACGATGACTGGTAACATAGTCATGTCTGGTTCAGAAACTGTTGATGGCGTAGATATTTCTGCCAGAGACGCTGTATTGACTTCTACAACCACTACAGCAAATGCAGCTTTACCTAAAGCTGGCGGACAGATGTCAGGCAACATTACAATGGCCGGTACAGAAACTGTAGATGGACGTGACCTTAGTGTTGATGGAACTAAACTTGATGGCATTGCTACAGGTGCTACAGCAGTCGGTGGCGCTAACGGGGTTGATTTTAATGACGATGTTAAAGCAAGATTTGGAACAGGAAACGATTTAGAAATATTTCACGATGATTCTGGTACTGATAAAATAGATAAAATTGTTAGTACAGCAGACTTTTTAAGAATACAAACAGACACACTAAGAATTAATAGCGCTAATGGTAGTCAGTCTTTTATAGGCGCAGATCTTAACGGAAGTGTTGATTTAAAGTTTCAAGACAATACTAAACTTGCTACTAGTTCAGGTGGGGTAGTTATAACAGGAACTGTAGGAGGTGATGTTGTATCAGCACACCCAGCAGAAACAAGTTTTGCAAGTGATGATGTAATTGCAGTTTATGATACATCTGCATCAGCAATTAAGAAAGGAACCATAGCTAATGTTGCCTTACAAGGACCAGCAGGATCGCCTGGTTCTAATGGAAGTCCTGGATCACCAGGACCACCAGGACCAAGTGGTACCATTACAAATACATCATATCAAATGACAGCACTTGGTGTTGGAACTGCTGCAGGACCGACGGGTCAGATACGAGCGACATCAAACATCACAGCGTATTATTCTGACTCACGTTTAAAAGATTTTGAAGGACCAATTGATTCTGCTTTAGATAAAGTAAAAGCCTTAACGGGTTATTATTTTAAAGAAAATGATTTGGCTAGGTCTTTTGGATACGATAACGAGAAACGTCAAGTTGGTGTAAGCGCACAAGAGGTAGAATCTGTTTTACCTGAAGTTGTAACTGAAGCACCATTCAATTCAGACTATAAAAGTGTTTGGTATGAAAAACTTGTTCCACTATTGATTGAAGCAATCAAGGAATTGGACGACAAGAAAAAGGATAAATAATGTTTTTCGGAGCAACTGCATTTGGACAAGCACCTTTCGGAGCTGTGGGTGAAACAATAGAACAAATTATAATTACGCCCGCAAGTCACACAATTACACTTACTTTATCAAATGCATACTCGGTACAAAAGACTCACTTTGTAAATGGTTTTAGTTTAGATGTCAGTGAAAATTCTGTAACACCTCAACTACTGCCTGTTATATCAGGTCAAAGTCTTAACACTACACTGAACTCACCTAGTAGTGTGACAGCAGATGGTACAATTCATCTGGCTACTGGAGGTGGGGCTATGACTGTAACTCTTGGTCAAGAGATAGGCGGAGTAACAGCAATAGAACAAGGCTTCAGTTTAACCGCTGCTACATCAGGACAACAATCTGTTAGTGGAACTGCTTTACCTACTATTTCAGGTAACAGTTTAACAACTGCTGTTGGATCAGTTGCTTTAGGTCCTGGTTTAACAGACACTACTCCTCTTGTTTCACAAGTTGCAGGACTACCGGCAGCTGATACAACTTTTGTTGTCACTGTAGTGCAATCAGGTGGTCAAAATATTTTTGTAATAGATGGTGTACAAAAACCTGTCCTTAACTTTGTTAAAGGCAGAAAATATATATTTGACGTGAGTGACAATACCAATGGTCCTCACCCTTTAAGATTTCAAACAACAGCAGGCGTCGCTATTACCGATGGTGTTGTAGTGACAGGGACACCTGGACAAGCTGGAGCAAAAGTAGAGTTTACAGTTCCTCAGAACACACACAACACGATTAGATATTACTGTACTGTACACGGCACAGGTATGGGAAATACTATCAATGTTACGGGGACCGTGATTCAATTATCTCCTGTAGCTGCAGTTTCTGGTCTGTCTATGACAAGTTCCGTTAACTCAGTTACACCGAACTTGAATGTTTTCGTTTCGGGTCAATCTCTTACTTTATCGCTAAATGGTGTAGGTCTGGGGTATACTGTAAATATAGCAGGAAATTCCTTGACAACTACTGTAGGCACAACTTCTACGTTTACATTTAGTGAAGTAGATGATACAACTACAGCTACGATACCTTTAACTTCTGTAGATACTACTGGAGCAGGTGGAAGCTCTTGGACTGAGGTAGATGAATCGGGGGCTGGAACAATTGAAGGAGAAGCAGCATAATGGCATCAAGTTATTCGACTAGATTAAAGATAGAACTAATTGGTACAGGAGAACAAGCAAACTCCTGGGGTAATACTACAAACAATACTTTCAATAATACTATTGAGGAAGCAATATCTGGTGTTTATTCTAAAAACCTAGGGTCAGCATCAAGTCCTGTTACTCTACAAAATGGTGATGGACCTGTGACTGCAGCGAACAACGAACTTAGACAAGCAGCTATAAGGTTTCATGGTCACAACACAGCTTTTGTTATTCAAACTTCAAATTCAGGATCAACGGGTCCTGAAAGAATCTTTTTTATTATAAACGACGGTACTGTAAATGGTACTATAACAATGAAACTGGGTTCAGGAGGTAATACTTTTAGCATTGCTCCTGGTGGTAGAGTTCTTTTAGCAACTGATGGTACCAACTGGTATCCACTACAAACAACAAGTTCAGGATGGTCAGCAACAACAATAACATCAGCAACAGCAAATGCATTTAGTGGACAAAAATTATTTATAGACACTACCAGTAATGCAATTACAGTAACATTACCATCAGCCCCAGCTGTTGGAGATGAAATTTCTTTCATGGATGTTGCAGATAATTTTGGTACACTTGCATTAACAATAAATCCAAATGGTAAAAAAATATTTGGAGCAACAGCAAACGGAACAGTTTCAACAGATGGAGCTGCATTTACGATTGTGTTTACAGGAAATACTCACGGCTGGAAAATAACGGAGAAATAGTATGGCAACGTACGAGTCTAGAAGATACGATCTACCAATTCAAGCGAACACGATTGCTGACAAGTCTATTAGTAATGAGGAGTTTCAACGACTCAATAATGTTAGTTCAAATATTCAAACACAGCTAGATAGTAAACTAAACTCAGCGGGAGCTTTTACGGTTCAAACAGGAATGATTTTACCTTGGTCTGCTCCTATAGCAAATATACCTACGGGTTATTTGGGTTGTACAGGAGCAAATGTTTCACGTTCTACTTACAGTGCCTTGTTTGCTCTCATTGGAGTTGTATATGGATCAGGTGATGGGTCTAGCACTTTTGGACTACCAAACTTTCAAAATAGAATGGCAATAGGTAAATCAGGAACATATGGTCTTGGTACCACAGGTGGTGCTACAACTGAAGCGTATACTCCTAGTGGATCTGTTTCTGTTAGTGTAGCTAACCACACACTAACAACAGCTCAAATGCCAAGTCACACCCACTTTATTATGAAAGAGGGCAGTGTAACAACAAACGGTGTTTTTGGTGCTGTCACTAATCCTACCGCATACAAAGGTGGTGCAGGTGGTATGGGTTCATCTGACTATCATGTTCAGTTTAGTACAGGGAATCCTGATGTTGGTGCTACGAATGCCGTTGGTAGTAGTCAGGCTCACGGTCACAGTGGGTCATCTGGCTCTTTCAGTGGTAGTGCAGCAACTCTTGACATTCTAAACCCTTACATTTCTATTAACTTTATAATAAAAACATAATATGGCTACATACGAATCAAAAAAATATGCAACGATACCAATACTAGCAACACAAATTGCGGATCAATCTGTTAGTAATGCAGAGTTTGAAACCTTAGATGGAGCAGATACTAGTACAACTATTCAAGCACAGTTAAATTCAGTTCTTGGTGCCGGCGGTGGTACAATGACCGGTAATCTAAATTTTAATGACGACGTCAAAGCAAGATTTGGGGATAGTCAAGATTTAGAAATCTTTCACGACGGTAATGATTCTATCATAGCAGATACAGGAACAGGGGCTTTAGAAGTGAGAGCTTCTGTGCTTAATGTACGTAATGCTGCTGACAGTCAAGATATGATTCAAGCGACAGAAGGCGGAGCTGTTACTCTATATCATAACAACAGCGCCAAGGCAGCTACAACGTCTTCTGGTTTAAACGTTACCGGGACATTGTCTGCAACAACTGCAATAAGTGGTCCTTTGTCTGGTAATGGCTCTAGTATAACAAGTATAAATGGTTCAAACATTTCTTCAGGAACTGTTGCTGATGCAAGAATATCTACTTTAACTTCAAGTAAATTATCAGGGCCTTTACCTGCAATCGATGGATCAGCATTAACTGGTTTACCGACAGGTGTTGCAACGAGTGTAACCGATATAGGATCAATACAAGTTTGTTATTATGATATTACTAATTCAACAGCTTCCATAGCTAGAGGTAGCACAACGTCAGGAGCTAACTTAAAGGTAGTGACTTATTCAGTTTCAAACCTTCTTTTTGCTAAAAAAACTTTTAGTGGATCTCAACCAGCTCCAGCAGGTGGTACTGCAATTGGAAGTGGTACTTGGTTATCTTTAACAGGAACTGCAACTGCAAATGTTACAGGCGGTACTCAATACGGTCCTGGTTTATTTCTTAGGATTTCATAATGCCTTTAATTAAAGCACAGTTTGCTCCGGGTATAGATAAACAAACTACAACTTACGGTGCGGAGGGTCGTTGGATAGATGCAAAAAATGTACGTTTTAGATCAGGTCTTCCAGAGAAAGTTGGTGGATGGAGCAAAGTTGTTACAGGTAAAAAAATTGCAGGTGTTGCAAGAGCAAGCACAGCTTGGGTTTCTTTGGCTGGTGTTCGACATTTAGCACTAGGAACTGATAGAAAATTATATGTGTACGTAGAAGGTGTTTTTTATGACATTACACCAATCAGATTGGAGGCAGCGTTGACTGGTCCGTTTGCCATGACTAGTGGATCACCAATAGTTACAGTTACACATAACTCTCATGGAGCAGCACAAGGTGATTTTGTAACCTTTGATTCTTTTTCTACTGCTCAAGGATTAGATATGAATAACGAGTTTGAAGTTACAGAAGTTGTTGATGGAAACAGCTACAAGGTAACTCATACAAGCAATGCCAGCGGTACAGCAAGCTCGCAAGGTGGAACGGGGAACGCGAAATATCAAATAACAACCGGGACAAATGTATCATCTTTTGGTTTTGGATGGGGTACTGGAACGTGGAACGCGAGTACTTGGAATACACCAAGGTCTACAAGTGCTATTGAGCTGGAAGCGACATATTGGAATCTAGATACTTTCGGAGAAGACCTTTTAGCAATCAGGAATGATGATGCTCTATATCGTTGGGACTTATCAAACGGTACAAATAATAGAGCTGTAAAAATATCAGCAGCACCTGGAACAAATAGACTGGTTTTAGTTTCTTCTCCTGACAGACACGTATTTTTATTTGGAACAGAAACAACTATAGGAAACGGTACAACTCAAGATGATTTGTTTTTACGTTTTTCTTCACAAGAAGATTTTAACACATGGACACCTCTATCAACAAACACAGCAGGTTCTTT